TACCAATACTTTCTCAGGTCCGTATCGGTTTTTTGGTGACGGACAAAATGCACTCTCGTCATATCAACAGCTAAGTCAAGCCGTAATGTTTTTCAAAAACTATGGCGCTGTAGCTGAGGGCATGAAGGTTTATCTACCTGACACTGTAATTCCTGCAATTGTTGGTAATGGTTTAAATCAATTTGCTCCTGAGCGTAATAACGAAATTGCGATGAGCTGGGAAGTAGGTGATTTTGGTACTCCATTAGTAAGCTACTATCAGTCGAACTTAATGCCTATTCACGTTTCTGGCAATAGTGGCGTTGCTGGAAATCTCTTTACAGTCGTTAGTACGAATGATTCAACGGGTCAAAATGTTACGCAGATTACAGTAACAACTAATGGTACTTCAACTGATGCGAATGCTGTTTTTGCTGGAGATTTGTTTCAGTTCAAAGACGGCGTTTCAGGCCAGCCTAATATGCGTTATCTGACATTCACTGGACATCAAGTCAGTGCAAATCCAGTTCAGATAAGAACAACGGCTAATGCCGCATCAAGTGGTGGCAGCATTACATTGACAATTACTCCTGCACTCAACTGGGCAGGCGGTGCGAATCAAAATCTAAATAATCCTATTGCAGCAGGTATGCAGCTTCTAACTTTCCCATCACATCGTTGTGGTGGAATTTTAGGTGATAAAGCGTTATTCATGGCCATGCCGCAATTACCTGAACAAAACCCTTACGATACTGCTACTGAGTATGACCCAGAAACTGGTGCATCTCTTCGCTTGACGTATGGTTCTTTGTTCGGACAAAACCAGACGGGTATGATTTACGATGAAACGCACGGTTCAGTCATTGTGCCTGAATATTCTATGCGCTTTTTGATTCCTCTGTCACAAGGTTAATGGATAGCCGTCGACAATTTGCCGACGGCTTAATTTAGATTAAAAGGAATTTTATTATGGCTAATCCACAAGTTCAAAATGATCCAATTTATCAATTGCCATTTTTGTACATGAATGGCTTGATTGTATCAAATGATGCAACTACTCCGAATACTGTATTAGATATCGCCGCAGGCCAATGTCGGGACTCTAACGATATCATGGATATTGCGTTGGGAGTTTCTAATCCTAATATTGAAGGCGGCACTGTTGCAGCGCCTTTGTTGCTTAATGCCGCTGTTAATGGTGTAAACGGTCTAGATACAGGATCACTAGCAGCTAGCACTGTTTATGCAGTTTACATGATTGCAGATTCGCGTTATTACAAGCCAGTTGCATCTATTTTAACGCTTGCTTCTAATTCAGCACCCTTGATGCCTTTTGGCTATGATTCATTACGATTGATCGGCTATTGGGTAACAGACGGAAGTTCACATTTTTATAAAGCGTATATGTCGCAAGCGGTAGGTGGCAATAGGCAATTCCTTTATGATGCCCCTGTCGCTCTAACACTTGCCAGTGCTGGTGCAGCAACTAGTTATGCAACTGGAGCTACAGCGTTAACAACGTTAGTCCCAGCAGTTAATAACTTACCTGTTACTTTTGCAGCTAGTTTTATTCCAGGAAATGCAGCAGGTGATACGTTGAAATTGCAACCAGGGAATGGTACTGGTGATGCTGTCATTATCACAGGACAGGTGACTACAGTACATATTACACAAAATGTAAGCGTTTTATCACAATTAGTAACAGGCGTACCCACTGTTAATTATAAAGTGACGAATGCTGGTGATACTGCTGCATTAAGTGTTGCTGGATTTGCTGTTAGCATTTAATGATATTGGGGAGTGTGTTATGGCTTATACAGCTAGAACGTTAATAACACGCTCTTGGTATCTGTCGGGAATCGTCGCCCGTAATTTACAGTCAGTTACGGGCGATCAGATTCAAGATGGATTGATGCTATTAAATGCATTACTTGATTGGAAATCAATTGATACCGATTTAATTCCTTATTGGACTTATAATACCAGTTTTACTACTGTACCAGGTCAAGAAACTTACTTTATTCCTAACTGCCTTGCTATTGAATCTGTTACTTTTAATATCGACGTCGTTCGTTATCCAATGGATTTTGTAACGCGGCGTAATTATTTTGGAACAGGTCGTATAGATAACATATCATCGTTGCCGTTCAACTGGTATTTTAATCGTGCATTAGGTGGCGGGACTCTTTACCTATATTTTTTACCAGAATCAAATTACCCCTTAAAAATTATGGGTAAGTTTGGTTTGCAGGACGTGACCTTAGACGAAGATTTGTCCACAGTTTATGATCCTTCCTATATAGAATATTTACGCTATGCACTCGCAGAGTATATGTGCTCTGAATATGGGATTATTTTTAATCCGCAATCGAAAAAAATAATGGATAAAATTGTCCGGCAATTGATGTATGTGACCCCTCCAGACTTGTCGATGATTAAGACTTCGATATTGACGGAAGGGTCAGGATACAATTTCGGGGATGTCAATATTGGTAAAGGTTGGAGACCAAATTAGTATTTCATGGTAATATATTTGGTTATTTTGCTATAAATTGTTATTAATTGGTAATGTATAAACCTTTGCCAATATTTTATATACTTGTCTCTAATCATCATTAATGAGGAAGTATATAAATGCAAGAGAATATATCAGAGATTTTAAAAACCTGTAAAAAGCATGGCCAATTAACTATCCAGCAGATAAATAAAAGGCCATCTGGAGATATAAGATGTAAAGCTTGTGAAAATGAGTCAAGAGAAAGGCGTAAAGTTAAAAACTATATACCTGAAGTTGATAGTGTTAATAATGCTGGTAATGAAATTTATGATCGTTTATTAATGCTTCAAGGAAGAAAATGTGTCATTTGTGGAGACTTAGAAAAATACCAGAAAGATGGTAAATTAATAATTGATTATCATCCAGCAATTAAAAATATGGCAAGGGGATTAATTTGCAAAGAATGCAATTCAATCATTAAAAATTCCAGGGGGTCTCCAGAAATTTTGCAACGATTTATGAAATATTTCGAAGAAGTACCGTACAGTAACTATGCTTCATCAGTAGAAAATATTATATTAGTTGATTAAATCATGGCCATGGATGGTTAAATGATACAAAGAACAGAAAAGTTTAAACAATTTCCATTGAATATCGCTGGCTCTTCCACTTTTGGCAGATATCCAAAAATTTCTCTGGAAAAAACCTACAATATGTTCATCTCTGATGGCTGGCTTGTTGATTATGCTGGATATCAAACGGCTATATCTGCGTCAGCCTTTAATAATGCGCGTGTTGGTAGAGCTATTCATACAAGCACCAAATTGAACAAGCTTGTTATTGTTATGGATAATAGGGTGTTTTTAGTAGACCTGTTTTTTAATCACAATATGCAAATGTCTTTTGATACATCTGTTATACAGATAGGCATGTTAGAAACTATAACAGGTAGCGTTTACATTACTGAAAATAATACACCTATTATTGCTTTGTGTGATGGGGTGCAAATATATTTATATAATCCTAATACGAATATTTTTTCTATAGCCACTCGTGATGGGACTAATCCCATTAGTTTTGTCCCAAATTATATTGATTTTCATGATACTTATTTCCTAGTTGCCGCTTCAAACGATACGATTAATTCGCCACCATCTAACAATACCTGGCGATTATCTAGTGTTGATGGCTCAGGCAATATAATTTTTGCTGATGATGCCGCTAGTGTAGGTTTGTTGCAGACTAAACCTGACAATGTACAGGCTGTGGTACGTTTTCCTAGCCGCGGTAATTTGATTTTTGTGATTGGCTTAACTGTTGCTGAGCCATGGTTTAATGTGGGATATCAGTTATTTCCCTATCAGCGCAGCTCGTCATCAAGCATTGATTATGGCTGTCTGAACGCTGCTACTGTTGCTTCTACTGACGAGATAGTGGCATGGTTAGCGCAGAATGAAAAGTCAGGGCCTATTATTGTTGCTTCGACAGGTGGAATGCCTAAAAAAATAACCACGGATGGCATTGATTATTTCCTTTCTCAGTTAAGAAACCCTGCTGATTCTCGTGCTTTTATTTATCGACAAGATGGTCATTTATTTTATCACATCAATTTTTATACTGATAATACGTCATTATTTTATGATTTTAATACAGACAAGTTTTATCATGCGTGCGATGAAAGCGGTAATTACTTTGTAGCAGATTCTGTAGCGTTTTTTAACAATCAATATTATTTTGTTACTAGGAATAATGGTAACTTATATGCTTTTGATACTATTTTTCCCACTTATGATGGTCTTGAAATTCCACGCATAAGGATATGTCAGCGTGCAGCACTTCCTTCTCAAGAATATTTTATAGCTAATGATTTGGGTTTTACAATAGAGCAAGGGGAAATTCCTATACAACAGCAAGAGGGTAATACTCTATTTATTATTACTCAGGATGGAAAGCAAGTAATTACGCAAGGGTCGGCTATTTTTATTCAAACGCAGGACGGTGAATATGTCGTCACGCAAGATGACAAAAACATTGTTTCTCAGCAGGTCGATAATACTGATTTCTTTTATGTTATTTCTAATAATAAATCTGTTTTGAATATAGTGCCACGTGTTGATCTTTCGATTTCGATTGACGGCGGCCAGTCTTTTAGCAGTAAAGCACCTTATTATTTAAACCCTCTGGGGAAGCGGAAAAACAAGTTGCAGTGGTGGGGACAGGGTGCCGCTAATGAATTAACGTGTATGTTTGAATTTTGGGGACTGGGGCGTTTTGTAGCAACTGATGGGATAATTAACGTGAGACAATAATATGGCAACGCAAACACCAAAACCGGCGTCATTATTTCCTGATTTGCCACGTGATAAGACGTTAGTTGATAAAGACGGAGTAATGAGCGAAACATGGCAGTTATATTTTGACCAGTTAAGTTTGGCGATGCAGAGTGTTTTTACACCAGAAGGTTTTAAAATGCCTTCGCAGTCAGCGAGCAATATTACGTTATTAACGAGTAGTGCGTCTCTTGCTAATATACTGTATGATTCCACCAATAATGTATTTAAAGGTAATATTTTAACGGCTCCAAATACTTATACATGGAAAACTTTTACGATGAGCTAGGATAGCTCTTTATAGGGATTTTAGTTGAACAAGGAGTGTTCATTATGGATTTTTCATCCATGTTAGGTGGCCTAGGCGGCGTAGCCGGAGGCCTTGGTAATTTGTTTGGAGGTTGGGAAAATCCGGCTAATTCTGCTATGTCGGAATTAAACCAAATTCCAGGAACGTTAAAGCCTTATTATGATCCCTACATTAATGCGGGCCTTGGTCAGCTACCACAATTACAAACTCAATATAATAATCTCTTAACAAATCCTGGTGGGACAGTTAACCAGATTGGGCAAAGTTTCCAACAATCGCCTGGCTTTAATTTTGCCATGCAACAAGCCATGCAGGGTGCCAATCATGCGGCGGCGGCTGGTGGCATGGCCGGATCGCCTCAGCATCAACAGCAGAATATGCAGCTCGCAACTAATATTGGCAA